GCCAAGGTGCTCCATCCAAGGGGAATCTCCTGGGTCGGCGGTGGACAGATTGAAGGTGCCACCCCAAGCGATGACGAGCTTGCGAACAAGAGCTACACGGTCACCGTACCGGATGGCGACAGCGGAACGAAGGAGGAGACAAGGACACGCAACAACTGGTCCAGGGTCTCCGACATCAAGAAAATCGGCATCGTGCAGCTCAAGCACACACTCTAAGGAGCGTCTATGGGACTTAGCGCATTCAATCGCATGAGGGCGATTAGGAAGGCTGAGGAGGCTCTCAAGGCCAAGGAGGCTTTGGGGGCCGCTCCCGTGGCGGAGGCTCCCGCCGTGGAGACGGTTGCCGTGGAGCAGTCCGTCCCCAAGGCCAGAAGGAAGACCGATGCGGAGAAGCTCAAGAGGAAGAAGGATTGACTTATGGCAGGTGGAAGCTTCGATTATCTATGGACGCTGAAGAAGCTGTTGGGTGTCAAGGACGATTCGCTGGATGATGTCCTCCTAGTCTATATCGACATCGCCAAGGACTCCATAATGAACTACTGCAACATCCGGGAGGTTCCACCTGCATTGAAGCGCACAGTCTGCGTGCTTGCATACAACGTCTACAAGGACGTGGAGGGGCGGAACGCAGTGGGCGGCATAGTGGGCAACGTGTCCAAAGTGGATGAGGACGGCAGGAGCGTATCGTTCGCCACCGCTGCCGACTCGTATGCGATACAGGTGGCGGTGGACAACAGGGTGAAGCTCCTCACGGAGCTCAACCACTACAGGAAGCTGTATAGGGTATGACGGGAGCCTCGGGTTTCGACTTCGGACAGATAGGAAGCACTCTTTCAAGGTACATGGACACGGATTTGATGGACATCCGCAGGGACGTTGACGGCTCCCTTGTGGAGGTCTACTCCAACGTTCCGTGCCACATTGCCTACATGTCCGTTGACAATCCGAACCCGGAGACCGTTGACGTAAAGCCCATAATACAGAACATGTCCATCCACATGGAGCTATGGGTGGACATAAGGAACAACGACTTCATCATAGCCAAGAAGATGGGCTCGGACGGCTCTCTGCTTGCGGTGTACAACGGCAGGTGCGGGAACCCGGTGGTGTCCCAGGGCAGGAAGAAGGCCATGGTGACGATGAGCTCCACGGAATCGGAAGATGTGACCCCGATACCTCCAAGCGACCCTGTGCAGGTGACCATACGGTATGTTTCAGAGGGCGAGGATGTAAATCCTGCCACAGTGCAGAACGTGGAGCGTGGAAGGGGCTTTACCATATCCGCACCGGTCATGGATGGGTATGACTTCTCGTATTCCATCGTGGACGGAGCGCAGAGCGAGTACGCCACCGTTAGGATTGAGAAGGTGGAGTACGACATGACCATAGAGTTCGTGTATGCGGCCAAGGGGGAGGCGGAGTCCTTCGCATTCCTCGTCAAGGGGCTGTACACACGCAACGACGGGACGCTTGCCAGCGGATGGCATACGTACAGGAGCGTTCCGATAAAGCACCTTGGTACGCTTCCAAAGGGCTACAGGGTGGTGTGCGACAACGTGTCCTTCGAGCATGAGGACAACGGAAGGATGCTGTCCATAGAGGACGGTGCGCAGATTGTGATATTCCCGCAGAATGTGTTCTGCACCATAGAGGACGTGGAGGTGTCGGGGTATGCGAACTTCGATGCGGTCAAGTTCACGCCAAGTGCGGAGCAGGAAGGCTTCTACAGGACAAGGTGGTATGACTGATGGAGAGCGGAATAGACTTCAGCGAGCTTGACGCTTTCATAGCGAAGGCCGAGATAACCAAGACGCAGTACAACGATTTCATATACCGCTTCCTTGTGGACATGGGCGAGCTCATAATAGGCAAGGCCAAGGACAAGACCCCGGTGGACACCGGTGCGTTGAGGGCTTCGTGGGGTCTTAGGACGCAGAAGACCGTACCGCACAAGGTGATGCTGTACAGCGCATACCAAGGCAGACCCATAGAGAAGACGCTGTATCTGCGTGATGGAAGCGTGACGAGGGCCGGTACAGCCCGTGGCAAGGAGATGGGTGTGACGCTAAGCAATCCGCAGGACTACGCCACGCAGATAGAGAACGGGTTTGTAAAGAACAACGGCGACTGGTACTCCGGCCGCCACATGCTCAAGAACGCAATTGAGGAGGTCAAGCCAAGGCTTCCTCTGTACTACGAAATATACTTCTCCGACTTCAAGAGAAGGAACGGACTGGAGGGATGATGCTGCTCATTGACGGCGAGGATGTAAAGCAGGCGGTTGTGGAGAGGCTGTTGGAGGCGTTCCCCGATGTGGCTGTGTACAAGGAGGCCAAGACGAACGTGGTCTACCCCCATTTCTTCGTCCATCAGACAAACCTCATAGACGAAGGGGAGCGGATGAACCACCATCTGCTGTACTACTCCATGGAGGTTAGGTACAGGACGGCCACGGACTCCAGCACGGATTTGAAGCTTCAGCAAAACCTTGACACCATGGGGTTAAAACTTTTGGAGAATTTCAATATAATGGACTTCGAAGGCTCCAAGGTGAGGTGCATCGACAAATCCACCGAGAAAAGCGATGGTGTGCTGCTCTTCTACTTTGGAGTCAGAATACCGGCGATAGAGGTTTCCTATGAGGAATACGTCAAGCAGAGACGGCTCTCCCCTAGGATTTCGATACGGAAAGAACTTAAGACAAGGAGTTGATTATGGCAGGCGGAACATGGACATCCCAGTCCAAGATTAGACCGGGTGCGTACATAAACTTCAAGGCCGTGGCAAAGGGCTCGATGACGGTTGGAGACCGTGGGGTCGTAGCCATGGGACTGCCCCTCACATGGGGCGAAGAGGGGAAGCTGATTGAAGTGCTTTCGTCAGACCTTCTCAACGGCAACAGCAGGAAGCTCATAGGCTTCACCGCATTCGACACGGAGGCCAAGCTCCTAAGCGCAGCCCTAAGCTACTGCTACAAGGCTCTGGTCTACAGAACCAACGGCGGCGGAGCCAAGGCTTCGTGTACGATAGGAAAGCTCATCTGCACAGCCAAGTGCTCCGGCACGATGGGCAACAAGCTCAACGTCACGGTGTCCACGGACAGCACTACAGGCATATCCACGGTGGTCACATACCTTGACGGCGGCGTAGTGGACAGACAGAAGGTCTCCTCCATATCGGAGCTTGACGACAACGACTACATCGCCTTCACGGAGGCCGAGAGCGGAACGTTCGTGGAAAGCGCAGGTACGCCTCTCGCAGGCGGCACTGACGGCATGGCGACCGATGCCACCGCATACCCTGCGATGTTCAACCTGCTTGAGATGGCCAAGTGGCAGACCTTCGCATGCCTCTCCAGCGACACCACCATAAAGGCCAACACAGTCACCTTCATTAACAAGCTAAGGGACGATGAAGGCAGATATGTGCAGGGTGTTGTGAGCAAATACGATGCCGCCGATTCCGAAGGCATCATAAACAGCGTGAACGGAGCGGTGATAAACAACGTCACGTATGACGAGACTGCATTCGTTGCGGTTGTCGCAGGCATGACCGCCGGTGCATCCTTGAACGAATCCAACACCGCCAAGGTCGTCAGCGGGGCCACGTCAATCGTAGGCGAGCTCACCGATGCGGAGATAAAGGCCGGCCTTGAGAAGGGGCAGTTCATAATCTCCCCTTCCACAAGCGGAAACATCAAGGTGGAGCAGGATATAAACTCGCTGCACAACTACACGCAGGACAGGAACTACACCTTCAGCAAGAACAGGGTGATTAGGACGCTGGATGAAATCGGAACCACAGTCAAGGAGACGTGGGAGGACACCTACATGGGCAAGGTGGACAACAACGACATCGGAAGGGGTCTCTTCAAGTCCGATTTGGCGGCATACGCAACCGAGCTCATGAGGCTCAACGCAATACAGAACTTCGAGACAGATGACATCGAGGTTTCGCAGGGGACGGATTTGGACTCCGTTGTGGTCACATGGAACATACAGCCGGTCGATTCGATGGAGAAATTGTATCTCACGGTGAACGTGAGCTCGTAACGGGAGGTAGAGCATGGCTA